GCTTCCACCGCTTCATTTAAGCATGTGGCGAGCGGGCCGTACGTCGGCCGTTCGTTTTGTTTGGTGTGTGGTGGGGGGTTGTACTCCCTCCCCAGTTATAATGTACATAATCAAGTTAAAGTCTGTTGCCTTAAAAGTGCTGAGGAGCCCTGGCGCGAAACACTTCGGTGTCCACACAATGTTTCTAAGCATGACTGTGTACTTCCCCATTTTGTTCTATTTTGTGGTGTCTCACCCTTCTAAGAGCGCCCATCTCGATGCTGTGCAACAATTGCCTGGCACATTAACAGATGAGATGATGAATAACCCAGATGACCTTGTGTTGGGCCTTATACAGTGCCTCCCACGCTTCAAGTCATTGTCAAAAAGGGTGTTGTTGTTATTCTTGGGGTGGTGGCTTCTTACCATCATCTCTTATTTTATTTTCTTTTTGCCTTTTATCCTGGGATATTTTGTGATTGCCCAATTTGGCCTCGTTTGGGCCGTGACATCTGCAACTTCCGCCCTAATGTGGTTGGCATCCTTTTTGGCTGCAGCTTCTGTTGCTGTGGACTCGACCTGGTCTGTAGCAGTGCGGAAACTTGTGCGGCTGGTCGAGCCTATGGGTGGTGAGGAATTCAAGGGCAAAGTGGATTCCATCATTGTGAGGTGGTGCGGTTACCTCAACAAAACCTTTGACGCTAACAAAGTGCTGGGAAACACTCTTGGCTGTGATTGGACTATAAACAAGTTCCTTTCATCTGACCTTGAGGTTTCAGACAGGTTTGCTGCTTTGACTTACATCCTATATTGCCCTAGGCGTTCTAGGGTTTTCATGAACGTCTTCTGGGTGTGTGTCTTTTGGGCGCTTTTGTTGGCTCGTGTGTGGTACAGCATGATGCGGCGTGCTGTGAGGAGCTGGTGGTTGTCCTTCAAACTCCTCTTAATTTTTGTAGTGGTTGTCACGACTTGCACAGACTCATTTGTCGACCACCTTCTGAGCATTGTGTACTGGTCCTTGTTCATCGTGCTCCAGCCAGTGAATTTTGTCCTGTTTGGGTCATACAGGCGTTTTAGGTATTTATTAAAACTTTGTTTGATCAAAACAGTGCTGTGGACGCTTAACCAGTGGTTAAGGGTTGAGTTTCTGACTGCAACCCTTACTAGTGATGTGAAAGGTCTGAACCCGACAAAACACAAATTGCGTGCTTTCTTTAACAATTCCATTATGGACGTGTCTAAAGCCATTGACGGGATTGCCTTGCCGAACTTTATCCGTAGCATCCCCGATAGATTTGACAGGGAGACAATAAATGAAGCAAATGAAATTCTCACCGGGCTGGGCTGGCCGGAAGCCCCCATAGTCACAGAAATAGCGAATGAGGAGCCTAAAAACTTCAGCCAGTTTGCTTCTGAATTTATTGGGGGTACTTCCATTAGGCAAGGGGTTGCCCGCATGGAACTTGAAGTGAGCCAAGAATTGCTTAACCTGAAAGGGTTTGCTCCTGAATACAAAAGGACTGAGCAGTATGCAACTATTGAGTCAGAGCTGGACTCCCTCTCCAGGTATTTTGTGTCTGGCCCAGCAAATTTGCCTGACTTGTCAGTAAATGAAATCTGGGTGCTTGTTGGTGTTATCTTTCAGGCATCCAGGCTCACCCCTTTTTCTTATATCATCAAAAAGTGGGAGAAGAAGTACGGGCTTGGACCTTTTTGGGGTGAGGTTAAAAGGAACGGTAAGTGGCGCAAACTGTCCCGCAAGAAATTCATCCAGAGCATAGGTGGCATGGCCAACTTCGTCAAATTGTGGGCCACAACTTTCGAGCAAGCCCACACATTGGTCCCTGTGGCGGGTGTGTCTGTTAAGAGTGAGGCACTTCCGGAAAGGAAGTGGCGTAATGACATTGTCCGGACGGTGATTTCTGCTCCTCTAGTTCACTACATTTCATCCACAATTTGGAACTACCACCCCAATCACAATTTCAAGTTTTGGTCTTCTTCGATAAAGATCGGGATGCCTTTAAATGGGTTTAACTTATCTAAACTGGTGGCAGATCATGACAACTATGACTTCCACTTCGCTGGTGATTTCGAGGCTTTCGACTCAACTGTGTCTAAAGATGTGACACATGTGATTGCAAAGGTCAGGAAAAAGGGGTTCGAGAGACATCGTGACTATGCCAAGATTTGTTTCTTGATTGACGCCAACTACAAGAACCTCGACCAAATGCCCTTGATGACCACGTCGACGGGCAACATCTACCGCAAGCAGGGGGGTCTTAGTACTGGCCACTCGTCCACTTCTCTTGACAATTCCTTAGCTGTCGTGATTTATTACCTGTGTGCCTGGAAGAAACTCACAGGGCTCAGTGCGCACGAATTCCGTCATTATTGCAAGCTATCGAACTATGGTGACGATCACTTGTTGTCCTGGCTTGCCAGCGCTCCGTCTAACTGGTCCTCTGGCAATATAATAAAATGTATGGCTAGGATGAACGTGCGACTGAAGGATGAGGAGCCATCAGGTGAGCTTTTAAGGATGACTTTCCTGTCAAAGGGTTGGCGCCACCCCACCACTGCTGATTCAGTAGCACTGTCTCAACTGGGCATCAAAGTGCCCCGTTTTATTGTCATTCATGACACGAGAAAACTCATTGGCAAGGCATATGCACCTGCAAAAGGGAGGTCATCAGACAGGGCTTACCGTATCAAGCGGCTTACTAGTTATATGGGGTTATGTGCCCACCAACCCGACGTTTATGACAAGCTTGCTGAAGACATTAAAAGGTTTGAGGTTTTAAAAAATGGATCAACAATGCAGCATAATATAAAGGTGCCCACTTATGCCCAGGTCATGCTTGATTGGTACAAGCCTGATGCACGCATCCTCGAAGAAGATGAGCCCATACCCGAAGACGAAAAAGGAGAGATCATTGATTATTCAATGGATGGTTTGGCTGACACGATTTGCAATATTGTCTCAGTCATTCCGGATGTGCTCAATCCCATTATTTATAATATTGGTTACACTACATACTTGACGTCACTTTTCGGGACAGCAGTGTCATGGCCTGTGGAATTGTTGCGGCGCAGCAACACAATGTTAACAACCGCTGGACTCACTCAACTGATGAAGCGCACTTGCTATGACTTTTTGGCTGACAACCCACGCTTAGTGACCGTGCAAAATGATGAGCCTGACAGTGCTCTCCTCACTCGTCACTGGGCCTATATGTGCTGTTTGCCTTCTGCAAAGAAAGCTTTTGGGTTTTTCGTTTGGGCGGGGTACCTTGACAAGAAACTTGCCGAACTCAACTTTGTCCTTAATGGTTATGTACAGCCATACGTGAAAAGAGTTGATGTCCCTCTTGCTGAAATACTCGTGATTGCGGCTTTATCAATTCTCCCAGGGCTACCCATCCCTACTTTTGTGAAATACATACGTATCCCTGCGTTCTCGAACGTGATAGAGATGGTGTATTCTTATGTCCTGAACAACATTTGGGGGAAAGTGCCTGCAAACATGAAACAAACTGCTGCAGCTATCGAGTTGCTTGGTCCTGAATGCCCTTCTGTGCTTGTAGAAGCACCAACTGGGACTGGCAAATCGACCACGTTCATCAACTATGTTTACAGGTATTTCGGCCACAAGTACACCCGAGTCATCCTGGTGGTGCCTCGAAACCTCCTGGTCACGACATTGACACCATACTTAAATGATGCTTTTGCACTACCTGCACACCCTGTCACTTCAGGGTGCCCATTTGACCCTGGGAAAAGGCTCATAGTCACCACTCCACAGGAAGTGCTCCTGCATGAGCGTTGGTTGACGGAAGGGAACCTTTTTATCATTGATGAAGCTCATGTAGATGAAGCGCCAGTCAGGGCAGTCATCCACATCTTAAAGAAATTGCTTGTCCCGGCAATCTACACGACTGCCACCCCGACCCAATTCTTGAAAGAGGAATCAGGCGTGCATGTGCCATTGCAGATTGCGATGACATGGACAATAACTGAAGATGTTAGGCCTGCGGTTTCAATGCCAGAGGCCTCTTATTCTCAGTGGTGGCGACGTTATAGGGCTGACGTGTTAGGGCTTGTTCGAACGCGCAACCTGTCAAAGTTCCTGATCTTTGTTGTTGATCAGGCCCACGCACTGGAACTTGCCCAGGTCATAGGAAAAAGGGTCTGTATCCTGACGTCAAGGGACAAAGAAATTGACTCAGGGGCGCAGGTCTTCATTGCTTCAGCAGTTGCTGACGTTGGCCTGACACTGCCAAATGTTGATTGGGTCATAACGTCAAACGTCACCAGGTGTCAACTGCCTGGTCACAACAGTGAAGTCGTGGCGTTAGTCAGCTTGCCTTATGAGACTGTGAAGCAAAGGCGAGGCCGAACAGGTCGTACCAACAATGGGCTCTTTACTTATTTCAGGTACAAGGACATGCCGTTCCTGAAGGAAATGACTTCCTTTGACAACCACACGACAGGCGTGGCTTTGCTCCTTGGCGGTGCTGACCCCAAAATAGTTGCCAAATTCTATCCTGAGGTGGTTGCTGCCCTTTTCAAGGAGTCATACACACGAGAACTCGACCCCAAGATTGATAAATTTGTGGAGGCCTTGTCACGGTTCCATGAGGTCGCTGATGTCTTGCATCAACGCACCTTCAAACGGGAGCTTGACTCCGCGCCATTACACAATTATTGGACAGTGCAAGGTAACACAATCCCTACAGTGAGGCGTGGAGTGGATGATGCTGGAAGGGCAATTGGCCAGCCCTTGCAAGCAGAAGAGGCGGCCAAGTTTATGGTGGGGGCTTCAGCATGGTTAGCCTCCCAATTAGAAGACCTGCCCCTTGTTGATCACCTTGTTATTTATTTACGAGAAAACATTGTTGGCTCTGACACATTTAAGGACAAGATCTTTTTCTACAAAGATTGGGTGCCTTACACTTCTGGCCGCTATGAGGCTGTGTCAGGGTCCACATATGGGAGGTTCGGGAAAACCACTTTTCCTACGAACCGGCCTAGTCAAGATGATATCAATGAGGGGTTTGAGTTCTGGTGAGAAATGCCTTAAAGGACCTGATGAGCCCTGGCACGAAAGGCTAAAGCCTTGTCCAACTTTTGCTGGAAAACCCCCCCTGCCATGTCTTTCCAAGGGCCTGCTAGGGATTATGAAGTTTGGCTAGAAAGCCTGCAAACAATTTTATTCTCCATTGAGGAGCCCAGTAAAGTCCCCGAACCACGGCCTGCCCCTTTCATAGAAGAGGAAAGCACTGTCGTCGTGGATGAAAAATCCATCCATTCGATAGATAGTGGCCGGGCCTTGGTCCGGAGGTTGTCCTTGATGGCTGGTGACGCCTTGTCTGAAGAAGGCATCCCCATCATTTTTGGTCACCACCCAGGAGACACCGAGTTCAAGCACTTGATGCAACTCAGGCAAGCAATCCAGAACTGGTGCACGTACCAGTACAACGAAATGACTGGTCTTTTACATCGCACACTTGGCTGGAAGAAAGACCCCAGGGCTTTGCTTAATGACACAAAGTTCCTTGTAGGCTTCTCTCCAGGGCCCTCTGGTATCGCAACTGATGAGGTCCTACAAGTTCTTAACAGGATGCCTGTTTCGCTGGACCAGGTCATCAGCACAGACACTATGCTTGCAAGATTAGCATCCTGCAGTGCAGGCGAGGCCCTTGAACTTAAAGCTGACATTGATTACCTGGCCGAGACCGCGGCCTCACTGCCCTTGGTGAAGCCTTGGGCTTTCATGCATGGCAGTTCCGTTGCCAATGACAGGAAGAACCCATTGCGTTTCCTCCACGTATGGACCGCAGACTGGCAAGTGTTGGCCACTAAAGTGAATAACTTTGTCGCGTCTGATGTGTGCCTCCCTGCATTGGGTGCACCGCTAAAGGCCAGGGCGACAGATGACAAAACGGTTCAAGAAATCAATGCTGCCCTCCATGCAAAAGCAAAGAAAGGAAAGAAAAAGCCCAAGCACCGGGCCAATGAGACCATTGAATTGAGTGGGGTCAAAAGTAATTTGAAATTAGACCACACTTTTGACGCCACTCAGCTCCCTGAGCCAGCAAAAGTGCTTGGGAAGGACGAAAATGTGTCTCATGAGGACATGGTTTTCGTCCCACAAACCCAGCATATAACGCTTATTGCTCAGCCTGGGCACTCTGTCCCTTTTATTGACAACAAACGTGTCGCTTTCAAAGATATCCAAGGTAACAAGAATGTCACTTGGAGGGAGGTTGAACCGGAAGGGTTTTACCCTGTAGGGACATTCGACAAGGCTTTCCTAGGTGTCTTGCTAGACATGGGATACCTCACGAGACTTGCCTACCAGGTCCTACTTGATTCTGGCGCCATTCCTGATGAAGTGCCTAATGCAGTGCGACCCTTGACAGAGGGTGAACTCAAAACCAAAGGCATAAGCGAACGTCAAATTGCAACTGCCCGAGTCCTGTTGTACGCCGGGCTTGCTAGCAAAGTGCTTCGCGAAAGCAACCATGAAGCAAAAGTGCCTTTTGTGGAAAAATGGTTCAAGCGCCTTCTTGACGTCCCTGAACCTATTGACCCCTTGCCGACAGCCAGGCGGTTCTACACGGCCATTCGCCATGCCGTCAAGAGCGGGACCCCTGTTAACAAAGTGTTTTACGGGTTCCTCATGGGCAACCTTGCTAATTGGAAGCAAGGTGAACTTAAAGCAGAAATGATGGAGAGGTGCAAGCCTTCAGTAAAATTTTACTGGCAAGAGCAAGCCGATGCATACATCTCTGAATTCAAAAAGCTTGACCTGCCCTTCATCAAAACGAAAGGGGCTAGCATTAACAGGAAATTGCTTCAACTTGCTGAGAAAAGGGCAAGAGACGAAGGGGCCAAAGTTGTTGCAAGTCTTAAAAACCCGTCCCAAGCATGGGCGAAGGTCGTCCAGGCAGCCAACAATGTGACCGATTCTGCCCACTCTCTAGCAAAAGAGGCAGCACGTTTTGGTTATTTTGAATGGTGTATGTCCAGGATGAACAAGACCACCAATTATGTCAAAGCTCGTGGCCTTGTTGCAAAAGAGCAAGGCCTTGAAGTGTACAACGCCACGTCGGCCCGGCTTAACCTCAAGCGGCCTGACCCGGTAGAAGTGTGCAAATACTTGTATCATCGCACATTGTCTTTCTGGCAGTACCCTTTTAAGACCGAGTCAAGGCACGATATCATCAACGAAGATGGCACTGAAGTCATTGTTGAATTTGGCGTGATTGATCGCCCTTGGTGGAAGCATTTTAAAACCCTTGCCCAAGGGACACTTTTGCTCCCCCTCAAAGGGATCAAGAAAATTATTGCCTACAAGAGGCATATTGAGAACAAGGTGGATGATGAAGATTACCCGAGCCATTAGCTTGGCTCTCTACCTTGGGCCTAGTTGGCCCAGGGCATTCATTTTGTCTCTGTTTTATTTATTTTCTTTTGATCATTTCCTCCTTGAGGTTTTG